GAACAAATGAGAACACAAATGGGCTAATTCGGCAGTACTTTCCTAAAAAGACATGTCTTGCCCAATATACTCAACATGAACTAGATCTGGTTGCTGCTCAGCTAAACAACAGACCGAGAAAGACACTGAAGTTCAAAACACCGAAAGAGATAATTGAAAGGGGTGTTGCATTGACAGATTGAATCTACAACAGCGTATTTTGCACAGGAGTCGCTGAAAAATACGCGTTAATCGAACAATGGCGACAACAATTTCCCATTGAAGCGATGTGTCAGGTATTTGGTGTATCCAGGAGCGGTTATTACAACTGGGTACAGCATGAACCCTCAGACAGAAAACAAAGTGATGAGCGGCTAAAACTGGAGATTAAGGTGGCACATATCCGCACTCGCGAAACATATGGAACCCGGCGGCTCCAGACGGAGCTGGCAGAGAATGGCATCATCGTTGGTCGTGACCGACTGGCACGTCTTCGTAAGGAGCTAAGGCTACGCTGTAAGCAGAAACGCAAGTTCAGAGCGACTACGAACCCGAACCACAATCTGCCAGTTGCGCCAAATCTGTTGAACCAGACGTTCGCTCCTACAGCACCAAATCAGGTCTGGGTGGCGGACCTGACGTATGTTGCCACACAGGAGGGATGGTTGTACCTCGCTGGCATCAAAGATGTTTATACGTGCAAAATTGTCGGCTACGCCATGGGAGAGCGCATGACAAAAGAGCTGACAGGTAAAGCCCTGTTTATGGCGCTCAGGAGCCAGCGCCCACCTGCCGGGCTAATCCACCACTCTGATCGAGGTTCACAGTACTGCGCATACGATTACCGGGTCATACAGGAGCAGTTTGGTCTGAAAACATCCAATGTCGCCGTTAAGGTAACTGTTACGACAACGCTCCGATGGAAAGCTTCTGGGGAACGCTGAAAAATGAGAGCCTGAGCCACTATCGTTTTAATAACCGGGATGAAGCCATCTCAGTAATACGGGAATACATTGAGATTTTCTACAATCGTCAGCGTCGTCACTCTCGTCTGGGGAATATCTCCCCGGCAGCCTTCAGGGAAAAATATCATCAGATGGCTGCTTAAAAAAAGACAAATGGTAGTGTCCGCTATTGCCAGTACACCTCATTTCGATATCCGGGACGCCAATCCCGACGCCAGATTTTGCTGGCGCGTGAGGAATATAGCCCCGGATAACAGATTGAGTCAACAGACAGTTTTTAAATCCCCGGAAGAGAATGCATCACGCATCGGCAGATAGAGCATAAACTCTGCCATTTTCAACCACGCATCTATGCGATTACGGCACGTGGCGTAACACCACTCAGGGTGTGAATCATTCAGCAATTCAGCCATTTTTCGCTTAGTCATCCCCCTCCCTTCATATCGTTGCCGGAGGATACAAATCAATCCTGGGTGTTCTGCCAGCACTTCACTAGGCTGTGTCCCTTAATCATCTGAGCTATAGTAACTGTCTGTTTACACAACATATTGAACTATGGCTCGCTACGACCTTCCCGATGAGGCATGGACCATCATCAAGCCCCTGTTACCTCCTGAACCCGCCACACCACGGGCCGGACGCCCATGGGCTGAGCACCGTAAAATCATCAATGGCATGTTCTGGGTGTTATGTTCCGGTGCACCATGGCGCGATTTACCCGAACGATATGGGTCATGGAAAACTGTTTATAACCGCTTTAACCGATGGTCTAAGTCAGGCGTGATTAATATTATTTTCAACAGGTTGCTTTCGCTACTTGATGCAAACGGCTTTATTGACTGGTCTGCCACCGCGCTGGATGGCAGTAATATCCGGGCGCTGAAATGTGCCGCCGGTGCTCAAAAAAACATCCCGATATCGACGGAGATAATGGGCTGGGTCGCTCTCGCGGCGGTTTTGGCACCAAAATCCATCTGGCAACAGACGGAAGTGGCCTCCCGATAAATATCGTGCTAAGCCCCCGGACAAGCTCATGAAAGCCAGTTCGCGCAACGACTTCTGGACGGGATTGGCGTTCAGCGTCAGAACGGCAGCATGAAACGCCGTGGACATGCGGTACTGGCTGATAAAGCGTATTCAGGGCGCGCATTGCGCAACGAGCTGAAAAATAACGGTATAAAGGCAGTAATCCCCCGAAAGTCAAATGAGAAAATGGCATCGGATGGACGTGCACAGCTTGATCGTGATGCGTACTGCAATCGTAATGTCGTTGAACGGTGCTTTGGGCGGCTGAAAGAATATCGCCGCATCGCCACGCGTTACGACAAAACGGCGAGAAATTACCTGGCGATGGTGAAACTGGGCTGCATCCGACTCTTTTATCAACGCTTACGTAATTAAGGGACACAGCCTAATCACCCGATCAATGCATAACGCCTCTGCATCAGTACAATGCACCAGCCAGCTTTTTTGCTTGCCGTTGATCATATCCCGCAAAAAAGCCTCAAGTTCAGGTTTGTCCAGACCTGCTTTTTTCATCCTCCGGAGCGCCTCGTTAATTGCCGTTTTTGTCAGCTTTTTAGAGGCCAACAACTGGTTGAACATATTCCCCGTCTTACCGCCGCCAATATACGACCAGCGCCCCCACATGCGCAGTTTTCCCTGAATCCAGACACTTTCCAGCGTGGTGAGACGAAGGTGTTCCCCGCTTTTGCCTGTATTTGTTGGGTAAATCATAAATAACCTTCCTTTCTCCAGATTTCTTGCGTGCGAAAAACACCTTCTGCATGCATCAGGCGTAATTCTTCTTTGGTGTAATCGCTTGTTTTTACCCGCCCGTCGATTAAATCGTGGCATGAGCTACAGGCAATCGCCGCCTGCATATCGTGTGGTTTTGTCGCTGTTCCGCACGTTCCCGCCAGTCGGTAATGCGCCAGCACAGACGTTTCCGGATCGTGATTGCAGTAGCCAGGAATTCTGACGGTGCACATCTGCCCCCGCGCCGCTTTACGTAAATCCACCATTACGCAAACTCCAGTAGCTGCGCGGCCACATTTTCGACTTCCTCCGGAGAGGAGAATTTACGGAACAGGATCCAGTTCCACAGCACATTCAGTACAGATTTATAAACCTGCTGAAACTCGGTTTCGTCCATGTTCGCAAATGCGATAGATTTTGCCCTGCGCCCACGACTACCATCAGGATAAATATGCTCGGTGTAAAATCCGGCCTGAATGGTTACCCACTCGCGGAAAGCCTCAAACGACTTTAGCAATGCCGTATCACGGGTTCTGCGTGTCGCAACTGTATTCAGATATTGCTCTGCGGCTTCGCTCAGAGCTGGCGTATGTTCCCGGCCTACTGATTCACACAGGTAATCAACGAAACCGGACACCAGTTTTCGTTCGCGAGGCGTGATCGCCCCACCGACCGGAGTCCAGTAATCGAAACCCAGTTGCAGGAGTTTGAAAAAACGCTTGTGGAATGCGTAGTTACGCACACGCTTAAAGTCTGCGTGTATCCACTCACCTATTTTGATTTGATGCAGAAAATCGCAACTCTCCGGCGTCGCCGGGAGAAGTAATCCGGAAAAGGTTTGTTTGACCAGTTGTATATGTGCCATCGGCTTTCTCCGGTGGCACGGTGTTACACAGCAGGAGTTCAATCCTGCTCAAGATTGTAGATGAGTTTATTCTTCAGCAAAAGCAGAAAACCAGCCTTAAAACCAATCTCTTTCAAAACCCGTAATGATGTGACAAATTCGTCCTCACGCAAAATAAAACCGTCCGTCAGAAGTCCATTACAAAAATAAAATAACACAGCACCGCTCTTCCTTTGTTGAGATTGCAAACATCTAATGCGGCAATGGCTGACAATCGCTCCATTCTCAACGCGCACAGCATAGAGGCCATTTTCACTAAAAATTTCACGCAATTCTTCGATTTTCATCTTCAGAATCCTTCCAGATAAATAGCTCTCCCCTGTTCGGGGTCCATCCCTCTTCTCCCTGCGCGCTACTTAAGTGAGTCGATTCTATCTGCGAAGGTGCGCAAATCAAATTCACCGGAAATAAACAACAAAAAACCCGCCGAAACGCTGAGAGATCACAGCGATGGGCGGGTTAAGTGCGGGTGCGTTGAGGATGCCTGACACATCAGAGGTGGGCGGGGATGGGATCAGCTCCCCGCCCGGTCACTCTTACTTCCTGGATTCGTAGTCTACGAAGACAGCGACCTCCGTCTGGCCGGTTCGGATTCGTACCTCACAGAGGTCTTTCCTCGTTACCAGTGCCGTCACTATGACGGTTAAACAGATGACGATCAGGGCGACTAACATCGCCTTTTGCTGCTTCATAGCCTGCTTCTCCTTGCCTTCCGGCACGTAAGAGGCTAACCTACATGTGTCTAGCATGAAATTGGCCTCAGATTAATGTTAAGCGTCTTGCAGGACGCGTAATGTTAACTGGGGCTTCTCATCTGCCTTTTGGTGTTCATGCCTGAGACAGATAGCCTCAAGCACCCGCAGCAATTCTACTTAACTTCCCTTTCACCGCAAATCATTTTATCCCCGGTGGTAATGTTCTCCCGATATGGGAATTCCCATATCGGGGCTAATTTAACCAGTTAAAGCTCCATTAATTTTCCGGCAAATTCATCTCGCGGCATTACCAGCCATCCGCGCGATTTAAGCAACATCAGGGCTTCTTCAACCGTCACCAGCTGACCAGGCGCATAACTTCGGATGAAGGCAGTTTTATCATCACGGATCGCCAGGTGAATATCGATGTTCATTTTCCCCGTAGCCCGATCTTTCTCGTACTGGTTGAAGTAGCAGTCTTCCAATTTTTCGAATACTTCCCACGCCTGATCGGTTTCGAGCATTTTGGCGTGACGTGCTGCTCCGCGTTCTGTCCAGAGAATGAGGGAGCGAACGTTACGGGCAATTTTCACAGACTCGCTTAAAGATAGTCTGTGCTTCATACCTCTAAGCTCATCGCCCACTAACTTATAAAAATGCTTACCTTCAATAAAACGTTCAGCGTTTCTGGCGTGATTTTGCTGAATGCGAATCGCTTCTGTGCCGTACAACTGCGCCAAAAGTTCAGTGGTAATAACAGGTATCTGGTTATGGGCGATCGGGGAGAGAGTTTCAACAGAGATTTGAGTGGTCATAACGATAACTCCGTACATTTGGAAATTATCGCCACCGACGACGCCAATCGAACTGGTGGCGAACTGTGCAGGGTTGGCGTAACCGGGTACGGAAACCGGCGAGCCTTTCGGCTCCCCCACACAGCCCGCCATAAATCGCGAATGTGACTGTGCAAACGATATGAAAAAAGACGCGGACGCGTCTCATATCGCTCCGTAAACATCCGGGACGCCAATCCCGACGCCAGATTTTGCTGGCGCGTGAGGAATATAGCCCCGGATTAACGTTGTCGTCAACAGCCACTACAGGCTAAACTAACAATATTCCCCAACAACGAAGGATTTAACATGGCTCAGGTCTATTTTGATACACTGAAGTTCGTCGAAACCTTGGAAGCCGCAGGAATGCCGGCAGCTCAGGCGCGCGCTATATCTGCCGCAGTGAAAGATTCTCACGAAGCCGCAGAAGTCGCCACAAAGCGCGACCTAAATGATGTCAGAACTGAACTAAAAACGACATTGCAGCCCTTGATGCAAAAATAGACAAACTCAGCCTGCAACTGACCGTCAGATTTGGTGGCATGCTCGTCGTTGCTGTTGGCGCACTGACAGCCATCATCAAATTACCTCTTTAAATTACCAGCCCGTTCGGGGCTGGTTTACCTTACCCCCAGCGGCAAATCGAATACACAACCAGCGCCACCGCCATTGCAATTCCTACCGTGGTGAATGCTTCAGGCCAGGTCATCGTAAAACATCCTCCACGCTTATCAGTCCATTTCGCTTCAGGTAATCCATCGCCTTCTCCGGTAATTTGCAGTCAGGCTTAGCTTTTTTCAGTTGACTGACCAGTCGTTTAACCCACATTGTTAATTCGCTAACCTGATTACTGGATGCTAAATAGCTGCGCGGAATAGTAGATCACTTTGAGGGAACTTAGCCCGGATTGTGCGATCTGAACAATCGCCAAATCAAAACAAATCACCAACCGGACTGAGCAATGCCGATCATAGCACCAATTTCCCGTGACGAACGACGCCTGATGCAGAAAGCCATCCATAAAACACACGATAAAAATTATGCCCGCAGACTGACTGCCATGCTGATGCTGCACCGGGGCGACCGTGTCAGCGACGTTGCCAGAACGCTCTGCTGCGCCCGTTCCTCTGTTGGACGCTGGATTAACTGGTTCACGCAGTCGGGTGTTGAGGGACTGAAATCATTACCTGCCGGGCGTGCCCGTCGCTGGCCGTTTGAGCATATCTGCACACTGTTACGTGAGCTGGTAAAACATTCTCCCGGCGACTTTGGCTACCAGCGTTCACGCTGGAGTACAGAACTGCTGGCAATAAAAATCAATGAGATAACCGGTTGCCAGTTAAATGCCGGAACCGTTCGCCGCTGGTTGCCGTCTGCGGGGATTGTGTGGCGAAGGGCTGCGCCAACTCTGCGTATCCGTGACCCGCATAAAGATGAAAAGATGGCAGCAATCCATAAAGCACTGGACGAATGCAGCGCAGAGCATCCGGTCTTTTATGAAGATGAAGTGGATATCCATCTTCATCCCAAAATCGGTGCGGACTGGCAACTGCGCGGACAGCAAAAACGGGTGGTCACGCCGGGACAGAATGAAAAATATTATCTGGCCGGAGCGCTGCACAGCGGGACAGGTAAAGTCAGCTATGTGGGCGGCAACAGCAAAAGTTCGGCGCTGTTCATCAGCCTGCTGAAGCGGCTTAAAGCGACATACCGTCGGGCGAAAACCATCACGCTGATCGTGGACAACTACATTATCCACAAAAGCCGGGAAACACAGAGCTGGCTGAAGGAGAACCCGAAGTTCAGGGGCATTTATCAGCCGGTTTACTCGCCATGGGTGAATCATGTTGAACGGCTATGGCAGGCACTTCACGACACAATAACGCGTAATCATCAGTGCCGCTCAATGTGGCAACTGTTGAAAAAAGTTCGCCATTTTATGGAAACCGTCAGCCCATTCCCCGGAGGCAAACATGGACTGGCAAAAGTGTAGCGGTATTAAGCGCAGCTATTTAGTGAGAGCATATATTTATGAAGCCCTTCGTAATCCTCTGGCTCAGCATTATATAGTTCTACTCTGGCGAGATACGTTGGCATATTCATTTCCTTACTGGTTGTGCGAGAACTTCAGTAAAGATACCACCAAAGCCCGGAGGTGGTGAAATAAAACCGGGCACAACACGAAGGCGCATTTCCGGTATCCATAAAGAGTCGGTCTTGTCTGTTAAATTTAAATGGTGGGAGTGCGCCTCCGGTTGTAAATAACGACATTGCTGTGTGAAGTACCAGTTGGCGGCATCGGTTTAATTGCTGGCTGATGTCCGCCCTTTTTAAAGTGAATTTTGTGATGCGGTGAATGCGGCTCAGCGCACGCGGAACAGTTAAAACAGTAAGGAAAATCCCTTATTCCGGCGTTAATTATTAACTGGTTAACGTCACCTGGAGGCACCAGGCACCGCATCAACAAAGTTCACTTCGGTGATGAAAGGAAAGAGAAAATGTTGAATGTAGCTATTGAAAACCAGAACGGGTGGAATTATAGTGCACCTGCACCTCATAAAACGGGTGCCGGGATTGCTACCCCGAAGTCATTCACGGCGCATAACCGCGCTCAGGCGGTTTTTTTATGCGTAATGCACAGCCACATTCAAATTATGGTGGGGCGTGCGGGGCAGTCGCAAGACTGGCCGGGTTCCGTGATGACCGGTTGTAGCAACCCTGTACGTCTCACCACCCATGAGATTGCTACCTCCGGTGGTGAGTTAATCAAATTCATCGCGGAGGCTGCCATCATGGCTACTACCCTTTCTCACCCTTGTGTAACCGTAGAAAACGGTCGCGCTGTCACTACGTCTGTTGCGGTTGCAGAGTTCTTCCACAAACGACACGACAATGTGTTACGTGCCATCGCAAATATTGAATGCTCAGATAAATTTACTGCCCTCAATTTTGAGGCGAGCGAATACACCGACTCAACCGGGCGCAAACTCCCAATGTACCAAATCACCAAAAACGGCTTCGTTTTCCTGGTGATGGGCTTCACTGGCAAAAAAGCCGCCGCATTCAAGGAAGCCTACATTGCTGAGTTCGACCGCATGGAGGCCGAACTGCGCCAGAATAACACCCCACCTGCTGACAAGATGATTCCGGGTGATGGTCGCACTCTGGTTGTTCACTTCGACAAATTCGGCAATGTCGAATTCACCGAAACCGTTCCTGATGGCGCACTGGTCTGTACCCTGGAGACTTTCCGGTTTTATCTGGAAAAACAGGGATGGACTCTTGTTAACCGGGGCGCAATTAAAAATATGACTGTGGAACAATTACTTTCTTTAAAATAAAAATGGAGCTACGGATATGAACCCTATGCTTGATTATTGTTTTACCTCTGCACCTCAGCAGACCATAACACACACCGGAATCAAAAAATTGTTATGGATAATCAAAAAAACCCTCCAGCAGAAAGGTGATCCCGATTTAATTCCCTGTGCTTATGGCCTGTGTGACAGACAAGTAAGCCCTGATAAGGCTTACACTGCTGAACTTATTTACATGCACGGAACCATGATGAGGAAAAAGAAACGCAAATATTGTAGTGAAATCTGCGCCGAAAAAGACCAGATGGCACACGAACTTTAATTAACTGACTATTCGAAACTGAATTTATGCCAGCAATGGCAGGGATTCGCTCAACCTTAATTAAGGAGAAAAACATGAACACCAATTATGAAGCCACTGTTGCAACTACTGATAACATTATTCACGAGGTTTACCTGGAAGGAAAGCATATTGGCTACGTAATTAAAACAGAAAATAAAGAAACCCCATTCACTGTGGTTGATATCGACGGTCTATCAGGAAACTTTAAAACTCTTGTTGAAGGTGCCACAAAAATGTGCCTGGTTTACATCGGAAATAATCTGCCCGCAGAAAAAAAGCCGAATTTCTGGCAACTCTGATTGCAATGAAATTAAAAGGTGAAATCTGAAAAAAAGAAAGCCTGCACAGTGTGCAGGCCTGAGTGAAGAACCTGGGACATTTATTCATCACTCGCAGTAATTTTAATCTGAGTTGAGGTTAAAAAACAATGAGCACAAAACCACTCTTCCTGTTACGGAAAGCGAAAAAATCATCCGGTGAACCTGACGTCGTCCTGTGGGCAAGCGACGATTTTGAATCGACCAGCACCACTCTGGACTATCTGCTCGTTAAGTCAGGTAAAAAACTGAGCAACTATTTTAAAGCTGTTGCCACAAATTTTCCTGTCGTTAATGACCTTCCCCCTGAAGGTGAGATCGATTTTACCTGGAGTGAACGCTATCAACTCAGCAAAGACTCCATGACATGGGAACTAAAACCGGGAGCAGCGCCAGACGACGTTCACCACCAGGATAATGCTCAAGAAACCAAAGAACTGGCGGGAGGCCAGGAAGAAAACGCGCAGGCAGACGCCCACGAGGATTGCCAGGATTGCGAAGTCTCTGTAGCCACTTTGCGGTTCACACAGCGTCTTCTGCACATTTTTACGTATGCTGCCGGGGATCGGAAATACCTGCATCATGCCACCCGTGAACAACGCAAACACATTACTGCTCTTGAGATGGATCAGGAAAACAGCTATGTCCAGAATCTGCTGTTGGCCATACGCGGCATGGCAGAACCGACAACTCTGGATAATGCCGCCCTGCTCCGCCTGACTGATGCAATTAAGGCAGTTTTCTCTATCACGAAAAAACATCAGCCCTATGAATTTAAGAATTTCATTTCAGCCTGGCTGGATACCGAACACATTGATCGCGGTCTTCTGACAAAAGAATGGCGAAAAGGGAATCGTGTTTCACGCATCACTCGCACGACTTCCGGTGCTAATGCTGGCGGCGGGAACCTCACCGATCGCGGCGAAGGTTTCGTCCACGATCTGACGTCACTGACGCGCGATGTAGCCACTGGCGTACTGGCCCGTTCAATGGACGTGGACATCTATAACCTTCATCCGGCACACGCTAAACGCATTGAGGAAATTATCGCTGAAAATAAACCACCCTTTTCTGTTTTCCGCGACAAATTCATCACCATGCCTGGCGGGCTGGATTATTCCCGCGCCATCGTGGTTGCGTCCGTGAAAGAAGCACCAATTGGGATCGAGGTCATCCCCGCACACGTCACTGAATATCTGGACAAAGTACTGACTGAAACCGATCATGCCAACCCTGATCCGGAAATCGTGGATATTGCCTGCGGTCGCTCCTCTGCCCCGATGCCGCAGCGAGTAACAGAAGAAAGAAAACAGGACGATGGAGAAAAACCACAACCATCTGGCGCAATGACAGATGAACAGGCAACGGCTGAAACAGTGGAACCGAATGCAACTGAACATCATCAGAACACGCAGCCGCTGGATGCTCAGTCACAGGTAAATTCTGTTGATGCGAAATATCAGGAACTGCGGGCAGAACTCCATGAAGCCCGGAAAAAC